GCTGGCCTTGAGCGTAGTGTCATCACCCAGGGTGATGCCGCCAGTGGATGTGGAGCCGATGTCCACGCCGCCAGTGGTAGCGCCGTCCAGGGTGAGGTCAGCGCCAGCCGTAGACGCTGCCACGGCGTCCTGACTGATGCTGGCCGCAGAGAGTGCGCCAACGACTGTGAGCGAACCGCTACAGGTCACATTGTCACTCAACGTGGTCGCACCGCCGTCTGACGCAATCGTAAGATTTGCGCCGCCCGAAGCGGTCGAGTTGAGATACACCGCGCCAGCCAACTCATAGATCTCGATCTTATTGCTCGCATCGCCAATAGCGACCGCGTGGGCCCGGCTGTCCGCGCCATCAACGACCTTGCCATTGTCAAACGCATTGTCGAGCGTGATACTGCCAGCATCCGTGGCCGTCCACGTTGCGCTGGAGATCGTACCTGTGTTACGCTTGAGCGTGGCGTTATCGACATCGATCCACAGCGCCCCCGGGAAATACCCGGAATCCGTGTCCGTAGCCTCGCCAGCCTTGATTGCAATGAAGTGGCCCTCATTGCCACTTGTGTCAAACGCTCTGCCGATCTTGATCTCATCCGAAATATCCAGAATCGAAAACTCCAGATCGGACTGCATTCTGTGTCTTCCCATTATTTCTCCTTCACCTCTCGTTTAAAGTCCGGAGGGTCGACTACAAATCAGGAATTACGGAGTCCACGGTCACATACCGCGAACTATCGTCCAGATGTCTCAATCCTGAGAACCCTCGACCATCGCTGTGATCCGCATTGTGCCCGAGACTTGACGGGGCCTGCTCCTTGTCGCGCTCAATACTGCGCTGACAGGCAAGAGCAATATCCTCGCGGTACGCCGCAAGCGACATGTTCTTGTACAGATACTTGGCCGCTGCCATGCAGCAGTCCTGTATCGACTGAGAGTGAGGTTGGGCGCCGTAGTGAAAACTGGTCGTACCGTCCAGATCCTGCATAGCGACTACCTTGTACTGATATCGGAGAATGTACACGGTATCAGACATGGGGAAGAGCAGAAGCTCATAGGTCTGGGTCGCAGTCCCGGCAAACGCCTTCGGGCGAATCGCGTAACGATCAGGATACGAAGTATCCGTATACGTTGTGCGAAGCCTGCTGATTTCCGCTGGGCTTGTTCTGACCAGCTCCCGTCGACCATACTCCCCTGAGTACGCCATGAAAGACTGCGGCTGACCAAAGTCATCCGGCAAGTCATAGGCGAGCCTGCGCAGTTCATACGACTCTCCAGCTGCAGTCGTTCCCTGGAACGCATCTGCCAGTTCAATGTCGGCGTTGTCCGTGCGCGAAGCCACTTCATACTCCGTGCCTCCGTATACGAGAACGCCCTGCGCAGCCCAAGAAGGCCAGGTGCCGGTCGCCAGTGTCACGGTCGCATCATCGTTTGTGACAGTGATCGTGCCTGTGCTGTACGGCGTTGTGGTTGTCAGATTGTCATACGCGGTCAGGAACGTCCAATCATACTCGCGCAAGAAGTCGCTGTAGCCCTTCTTGATAGCCACAGCGATGCGGTCTTGCCGCTCGCTCGAATGCTTAGTACTGTCCCGCGTGTAGCCGAGTGTATCGGCCACCTCGAGGTAAATCTCATCGTACCCCAATGCCAAATCAGAGTCAGCCATAGTTTACCCCAACATGCTAATCAAATCAGCCTTGGCCTCGTTGCCTTTGACTTTCACTCCCTTGCTCTCACATTGAGCAATGAGGTCCTTCCTCGACAGTTCCTCCAGCGGAGGCGCTGTGGATTCCGTAAGCTCATCCTCTTTCAATGACATCAGCATCACAACCAGCGCGTCGATCTGGAACTCGGTAGTGCGGCCATAATACCGCCGCATGAGCTTCTCTCCGCGCTCGATCAACTCCTCCACTTTCGCGGAGGGCTTGACTTTGCTATCCTGCTCGATGTCCAGAATGCGTCGAACAGATTTCAGGTTCTCAATGTGCATTGTCTCTCCTTCCTCCTCACCAGGAATTTACCGGGGGCCCGGAGGCCCCCGGCTCAAACGTCTTACAGTTCGATGCCAATTGCCACAAAGTGGACATCGAGGTTCTTCGCTACCGCCTCGTGCTGCTTGATCGCAAAGAGTGGCGCCAGGTACTCGCCGTCAGGCATCTGATCAGCCGAAGCCGCAACGCCCGCCCAATTCAGGCAGGTGCCGTCGACGAAGTAGTAGAGCTTGGTCCCGTCGTAGTACATGCCCAAATTGTACCAAGTCGCTGCAACCACATCCTGCGCAGACTCCGTAGCCGCTGTCTCCGTGCCAGAGGCTGTATTGTACACGGCGTCGAACGTATCGGGGTCCGCTTCAAGAATGCGGAACCCGATGAAGTCCTTGTCCATACCTGTGCCGCCGTCAGACAGAAGGCCGTCTGCGGGGCAGTTCTCTTCAGCAAGACCAACATACACCGACTGGGATGTGGTAGCGCTGAGCTTCACGCGAGACTCGTACCAGAACTTCTTGTTGCTGCCCGCCGTGGTAATCATTGCCACTGCCTGGCAGCTGTCACGCCAGGTAACCGCCACTTCCTCGTCCGACCCTGTCGCGTCACAGGCAAGGCGCATCACGCCGCCCTGCTGACTGGCGAGAGGCCCGCACGAGCAGCCAGTATCGATGTTAGTGAACCAGTCGCCAACATCAGTCGCGTCCGTCTGCGTGGGGAACCGCAAAAAGTGGTCCAGGTACAGGTGGTACTTGTCACGCTGCATTTCATCGAACTCAGCCCAGAGAGAACGGCTCAGGCCGTTGCCAACTGCAGAGCCCTGATAATCAATACTTGATGCTTGACCCATTGTTTACTCCTTCTCAAAAAATGTCCGTTCTTACCTCTCCCTGTGTTTAGGAACTGACCGGGCTGCTCTTAGCGCCGAGCCATACGCCCTTACGACGATTCAGGACGCGGAACTGGTAACTGGAGTCCGTGAACATCTCCATGACATTGTGCTGGCCATCCTTCGGCTTGAACTTGCCATCACTCATCCAGTTCGATCCCAGTACACAACACTGCATCTGCTTCCAGTCGATACCGATCACGGGGCAGGAAGTCGACTTGTTCTCCGTGAGGTACGGGGCCTCGACCAACGGGACGCGCTGAATGCGAACCTCGCCGTGGTACTTGTCCAGATCGCTGCCGAGAGACTCGTTATTGTCACGAGCGAGCTTCTCTGCGGACCGAACTGTGGGCCAGACCGTGTACATGACGCGCTGCGACCCGCGGACGTAATCCGGCACCGGGCTGTTCTTGACCACGGGCTTGAAGTTCGTATACACAAGCGTGTCGCGGATACTGTCGATCAGATCCGACTCGGTCACGCTAGTGTACTGGAACGTGTAATGCTTGAGCCGGGTCTTGGTCGCTGCGCTCTGGCCGTAGGTCGAGCCGTAGTTGCCGTCGCTGCCGTAGAAGCCACTCGAAGCATTGTAGCCCAGGATATACTTACAGAGGCCCCACGGGGTATCAGTGTCTGTTGAGTCGGTTGGCCCGTCCCAGAAATTGGCTTCCATGAGCTCAACCAGACCGACCGCAGCCATCTGCCGACGCTCTTTGACGATGTCAACAATCTTGGAAGGTGAGCGGTTCATCAGGACCTCGCGAACATCAAACGCACAGCTGGTCTGCGTATGACGCCAGGGAGCTTCCAGGATGAACGTGCCGGGCTTGACATTAGTGTTATCGCGGTTGAAAAGCCCAACATTTTTCGCGTTGTCATCGCCACGCTCGAGCAGATTCCACTTCAGCGACTCGCCCGAACCGACCTTGACCTTGCCCTTCGCCAGAAGACGATCCACAGCGATGAACTCGCGGATGTCACTGGCGATGTCTACCATACGGAACCGGCCCAGGTCTGCGAGAGTCCCATTGGCCAGATCCTGAATATCAGATGCTTGCAATGATGCCATTCGTTATCCTCCTCGCGATCATGCCTCGTGAAAGCTGTCGCTGATGTCGCTCTCTTCCGTGCCCCCGAGAATGCTCTGCATCTTTTCACGCACATTGGCCACCGCACGGTTCGTAGGATTCACCGTAGCAAGGTCCTGCTTCCGCGTGGCGCCTGGGGATAGAAAACGACCCTGACGATCTCTTGCTTTCTGCGTTACAGACCGCTTTGCAATCTTCTCCACTTTGTCTGGGAAAACAGCTTTGGCCGCTTTCGCTACGCGAGTGGCCACTGAACCCCGGTACTTCCCGGGATTCGCGTCAATCTCATTCCAGACCTTCTGGCGAGCTTGGCGCTGCGCACTGTTCTCCCCCAATTCATCGATGTACCCAGGCCCAAACACATCGGCCCAGTCATCGCCCAAATTCAGGAGTGCTTCATCGAAAGTGTCTTCCTGCTGTCTCTGGTAGCCCTGCTGGAATTCAGACACCGCCTTCGAGAGTTGATGGTTCTCGGCCATCAAGCGTTCTACCGCCTCTCTCGATTTGGTGCTCATCTCCTTCAACGCGCCTCCCAACTCCTCGCCCGCGATCTCAGACAGATCTTCCGGTAGTTCTGCCCAATCGATCTTAGGCACTTCACCTGTGGCCGCCGTCTGTCCCGAGCTCTTTTCTCCGAGCAACTCCAGCGCTGTGCTGATTGCCTCATTACTGCCCAGCGACAGGAGCTTCTCTGCCTTTTCCCCGGATACACCAAGCGATCCCATTTTCACGAGCAACATCGGGTCAAGCGACGGGGCCTGCTGCTCTTGCGACCCCTGGCTGGCATTATCACTCTCAGCCTCCGATTCGCTTGTGGATGCGGTGTCCGGAGCGGCATCAGCTTCGCTCGTTACACCTTTGTCCACTGCCTCAGTATCGTCCTCACTGCCGGGAAAGTCTCCGACATCGATATCATCGTCGTACACCATTTCAACATCTTCCATGTCTCATCTCCTTAGCCGAAGTAACTGTCGCCATCGTAGAAGTGATGCGCCCGGTCCCACTTCCGTCGACCATACATCGACTTGAAGCAAGGCCTGGCCATCCCTTTCTCGTCCACTTTGTACTCCACAACATTTTCTACGCCTAGCTTCCTGTCCTCGGCCAGCTGCTCCTTAAGCTGAGACTTATGTACCGCTCGAGACAGGGAGCCCTCACCACTCCCTCCGAAGCCTCCCGTCGTTGTCCAGAGGCCTCCACTACTCTGCCTGGTTCCTCGCGCTTCAACCGCCTGCGCACCGCACTTACACCGCAACCAGGATGTCCACACCGCTTTCTTGTCCTGCAACTTCTGAGCTCTCCCACATTCCTCACAAACATAGGTAACCATACCAACTCCTTACTTCGCGAATGTCTTTGCCGGATAGATCACAACCCTGTCAACCTTGATGTCCGCGAGCGTGTCATCCTGCGCGTCAAACGCAACGCCAACTTCCAGGTGCTCCACCGCCGCCGGAGCCCAGCCTGTGCCGCCGAGAATCGCAGTGCCGATCTGCGCGTAGCAGAGCGACCATCCGGCACTCATGCTGGTATCAGCAAAGCGCCACTCATAGTAATTGGTTCCGTCCGACCCGAGGCGAATCAGAGCATAGTCGACATCCGTGGTCGCGCTCACATAGACCGACCATACGATATAGTCGATAGGCTGAATATTCTCCTCGGTCAGGTTCAGGGAGATCGTCTTGTACGCCCCCGCGAGTTTAGTGTTGCCCGCACCGTCGACCTTGTCGAACTCCAGACTCGAAGCCCCGAACAGCCGGGTTGTCGACGCGGCCAGATTGTCCGTGTCGTTCCCGAGCGCTGTCCAATTCGAAGCCGTGATGTTCATCTCATCGACCACTTTGAAACTATACATTCTAACCCTCCATCATCTGCACACCCGATTCCTGCGAAGCGCCTGTCATGGCCTTCATGAATTCATTCTCATTACCTTTAGGCGTTGTGCCCGGGCGAGACACGCGCTCGTTGACCGTATGGCTCTGCTTCATGCGAGCTGGCGCCTCGGTCATGGACTTGCGCACCATATCCTGCATCGCCGGGTCCATCGTGCTGATCAGGATGTCCACCGGAACGTCATACTGCTTGCACAGGTACTCCACAACGCCCACAGCATTGGGCATCGCACCACTCTGCATCAGGATCTCCGCACTGGGCATGATCATGTTATTCCACATCTGCATGATCAGCATGGCATTCTCGTCCGGAGTCCGCGCCTTGAAGGAATACGGCGCAATCGTGAAGTTGAAGTCCAGAAAATCGCCGGAACGCTCCTCAGGCGTAAAGCTCCAGGGAATCTGCACCCCGGTATTGGGAATCAATTCCGCTTCGCCCGCGTAAGACCGGATGTCCTCGGTCCAGACCCACCAGGAGTGCTTCTTCAGAATGCGCGTGGCGGTCTTGGCCAGGGCAGTCTCCAAAAATCGTATCAGGCTGCTGGCGTTCTCGTTGATCATCTTGTCGCCGCTGAAGGTCTGGGCAGACGGCCCGAGGCCCCCGAGTGAAGACAGGTTGCCCCCAGCCGTGTCGATCTGCTGCAGCGTATAGCTGAGCATCTCACCGCCCATGGGATTGGCCCCGCCGTAGCTCAATTTGGCCATCTTCGCGAGCGTCCCTGCCGGGAAGCCGACCACATCACCGTCAGAAGAGTTCCTGGCCGCTTCCGCGCCCTTCTCGGCGCCGTACTCATACCCCAGAATGCTCTTCTGCCTGGAAGTCTGGCGCCCGAGCTTACGATAGATCTCGTTGGCGAACATATGCATTTCATAGATCGCCATACCGGGCGCGGGCGAGAAGGGTGAGCCACTGTGCGGGTACAGATTCAGGATGTCGTATGGCCCACCCTCAGGCCCGTCCCACTCCCAGACCGCGATTGGGGTGTCGCAGTCATCGGGAATTGTCACCATCAGGTTTTCCTGCGCCAGGTAGATGTCCCATACCCAGGCCATCTCGTAGAGCCGGTGCTGCTCGCTCTGATCATGGCCCGTGATCATATCCTCGGGAGGCATATCACTGCTGCGCAGGTCCTCGACCACGGAGTAGTCGCCTTCCTTCGCGCTGCTGACCGCTTTCTTGACCCAGTCCTTGGGCCGAAGATACCGATCCCCGAGGAACTCAATCGACTCGGGGGAGTTCGCGGACATGTCAGCCACAAAGTTGTCGAGCGAGATGGCCGAGGTGAACGCCACGCCGGGGTCGATCCACTGGCCGTCATCATTGATGACGGTCTTGGCCCCGCTCCCGAGCGCGGTCTTGAAGATACCCGGGCCGAAGAACGAGTCGAAGACGCCCTGGGCGAAGGCCTCGCCTATGCGTGTCTCGACCAGATGCATATTGACCGCATGCTCGAATTCCCAGGCAAAGTCCCGCAGACTCGGGAACTCGGTACTCACCGCGACCCTGGGGTCGCCTGTCACCAAGTTCTGCAACCAGATGCGTACCGCCTCCTGCATCTTGTTCAGGACGATAGTCTTCTCTACACCCCCATCCTCGCCAAAGCCGCAGCCGAAGTACTGCTTGCGCATCTTGGCCCGCGAAACACGGAGCGGAGACATCAGACGATAGTTATACGCCTTGACTTCGTTGAGCGTCCGGATCTGGACCTGGGTCATATCGCCGGAGTACTCGATACCCTCTTTCTTGATCTGCATGCCCTTGGCGCTCCGCGAGCCCCACCAATTCGAGAGCGAGTTGAGCAGGCCGCTATAGCTGTCAATCAATACCAGGTCTCCTTCCGCGTCAGGGCCTCGCGCTCGCGTAGCATCTTACGCCGCGCCATGCACTCATAATTCGGGATCCCGCCGTCCAGCTGCTTTGGCGGCGTCCGTCGCAACATCGCCAGCACCAAGATCGCCTCGCTGCTCGCAACGTCGCCGTGCTGCTCGCCCGCCGCGGCTTTGTCATCCGCGGACGCCGCCGCAACGTGTACCACGCCGCCCTTGCCATCGTGGACAAACTGCCCTGCCTGGTCGTAGGCCGCGACACTGGGCGACGCGAAGTCGCCATTCAGCAGCGCATCCCTGTAGTCCGTCATGAGCTGCAACTTTAGCGCCCGGTTGGAAGGTACGCCCGGCTTCCTGGCCCTCTTGCCCCCGCCACGCTCGTCGCGATTGATATGGTAGTAAACGTCTGCCCAGGGGCAGAGGTCCAGAAATTTGTGTCCAAAAGGCTGGCCGTGGCCGCCGAGGTCCCAGGCGATAAAAGGAACGCCCAGGGGCGTGGTAAACCACTCGTACAACGCCGCGGTAACCCGCGCCAGGTCTTCGGGCGTGATACCGTTACTCGCGTACTCGAAGACTTTCTCTCCCGTAGCGTCGTCGCCAACCGAGATCACACTGTCGGACGCCGCCCCGGTCCCAGCCGCAACATCGACCCCCATGCTGTAGGTCGTATTCTGCGCCACCTCGCCCGCGCCAGCCAGAGCTGTCCACAGCCGCGCCTTGTCGGGCCGCATATCGCGGTCGTTGATCCCCAGTGGCTCATAGAAAATATCGCTCACAGCCGACCAGGCCATTACAGGCTCGCGCACATTCTTCTGCCGCATCTCCGACAACCGATCTGCCCGGAAGAACGGACTGCCCGTGCCCAGGTAGGAGATCTGAATCTCCTGCATGATGTCATAGAACGAATCCGCGGCGTCCACCTCGCCGTCGAACCATGGCGACCGCAGGAATTCCCACGGCGCTCCGGGATCCGCATGCGTCGGTGCCACCCGCATGGCATAGGTATGGGAATTGTGCCACTCCACATCAATGGCTCGAGGCCGCCCGCCCTCAATCGTATACAGCCCCCGCGCCTTCTCGGGGTGCAGGGTCCAGTGGAGCGTAATCCAGTCAATGCCCCCTGCCGTCTTAGCCCTGTAGAACGAATTCTCCGTACCCGCTGGCGTGGAGATGCGCACCTGCATTCGGGTTGTCTGGTTCAGCGACCGCGTATTCTCAGCGCCATAGGCCGCAGCTGCTTCCTCATCGCGCACCGCAATCAGATAGCGCCCCTGTCTGCCCGCATCCGGGTTGGCGCTCTCGCCTTCAACCTGGTTGGCCCTGTACAGATTATTGACCTGATTCTGCGGACGCCCGTGCATATGGTCGTGCGCAGCCCCGCGGACATTCAGACCCACAGGCAGGCGCTCTTCATTGTAGTCCAGGCGCCGGAACAGAGACTTCTCACCGCCCTCGACCAGGTCTTCCTTCGCGCTTATACATATAATATCTCTATGCTCCCAGAATCGCCAGACCCAGTCGACAAAGTAGAGCACACTCCAGGTGGCGCCCATGTCTCGAGATTTATCGATCCCGACATCCCACCGTCGATACCGATTCTCCTCGTCCAGGGACTGCTCCACATTGTACTGCAGCAGCGACAACAGCACCGCCTGGAAGTCATAGGGAACAAACGGCGTGACTGGGTTCTTATTTCTGGTATTCGATGTGAAGCAAAACGAAGCAACATAGAACCGGATATCATTCCTGCAGCTGGCTTCCACCAACCGCACCGTCTGCGCGTCTGAGCGCATCCGGGACCACAGCCAGGCTCGCCACAAGCAATTCTCCGAGAAGTCGCGGGGAACATCCTTATAATACAGCAAGTTCCCGCTCGGCGACTCCTGCTTCTGATAGTAGTTCAGAAAACCTTTCTCGGAGAGCCTGAGACAATCCTGTCGCTGCAAAAGCTCGAGCGTCTTCAGCGACATCCTCTTCCTTCTTGGGCATGTGCCTGGCCACTAACGCAGCCAGTTCCTTGCCCCCACTCGGAATCGACGCCCGGTGCGACAACATAATACTCCATGCCGCTTTGCTGGGCGCCTCAATCTTCTTGACTCGCTTGTTGTAGAAGTTCTCCAGCGCCCACAAGTAATCGCTTGTAGCCACTCCCTGACGCGCACAAGCGTCCTTCGTAAACGATCCTCTGGGGTCCGGATCTGACTCTGTGATGTCAGGAATAATCGGTTCATTATATTTATCGGGCAGGGGAAGGCAGGCTTCAGCGACCGAGGCCTTCTGCTTCGGGTCCCTCTGCCTGGCCTTGCGTTTACGGCAAAGATGCTCATACTCGAACTTCGCCGCGGTGTCATCCGTCCCGATACTCTCATACCAAGCTTTCGCATGCTTCTGATAGTAGTGCGCGATATCCGGCTCAACGAGATTGTTCTCTTTGGCCCACGCGCAGTGCGCCCTATAAATAGAAAGGCAACTCGACTTCTCGAGTCGAGCCTGATGATCAGCCTTACGCACCGTCATCGCCACCGCCTCCGATACCGGAGCCATTCCGAAATGAGGAACAACAAGCCCAGCACTACCGGGAAGACAAGGGGACTCACTTTATCCCCGCATCCTCACTCGACTTGTTATTGTCACGGGCGAAAATCAGCCCAAAGCCCGCAGTCACTCCTGCGATGAGCACCTCGTAGTTTACGACAGTCTCTGGATCCCCATCGAAGTAGGCTTTGCCTGCGAGGCCTACGGCTGCCAGGATGGTCATAATGCCGAAAACCGTGGTCTGCCAACTCTTCATGACATTCCTCCTTTACGGGGAGTCTACTGCCCGATAGGAGTTGATGCAAGGGAATTCATGAGAAAATGAGACACTTTTGTCTCATGTACCCGAATCGCTACAGAGCCGTGTAGAACGAAATGAAAAATAGTGTATAGATCCGTGACCCTAAGGTAAGGAGGTAGGGCGGGCGGGGGCGTGGCCGGGTTCGGGTTCTGGGGAGAGGGACTCCTCATGCCCCCCTGCCCCCAAATCATTGATATCATTGGACTTGCGAGGCCCACAGCCTTGACAAAGGGACCCCTTTGTACGGCCATATGCGCCGATCACCGCATGTCGGTTCCCTGGGGGCCGCGGCCCGCGGGGGCAGGCCACGAGTGGTATGATGTGTACCCCAATCGCTACTCACCGAATGAGACACTTGTGTATCATGTGAGACACTTGTGTCTCATTCGCTACTCGCCCTCGGCTGCATCCAGTGCCCGCCTGGCCTGCTCCTGTACCTCAGGCGCTACGCCCATCTCCTCGAGCAGTTGCACCATAAGCCTTATGATGCGCAACATGTGAGGTGCCGACTCGATCAGCCTGGCCAACCGCATCGCTCCCTCGTCCCTGCCATACACCTCTCCCAACACGGTGTTGGTCGCACCAAGGCGCATACACTCCGGGCTGCCGACCCAACAGACAGGCTCCTGGAGTATGAGCATGTTGCCCGAACGCTCATCGGGCCAGACCTTGTACCCCCATCGCTTCCCATACATATCCTCTCCTCTGTAAAGATATGATACACCAAAACTCACTACAAAAACAGCGCCTCATCCAGATCCTCGAGCGTGATCTCCTGCACCCGGGGCCGCCATACCCGCGCCTTGCCTCCCCGGACCCGGAGCACCTTTCGCCACCCCCACAGCTCCAAAGCCGTACAAGGCGTTTTAAGCCATGCGATCACTTGCCTGGACCTCTGGGACCTAATCTTCGCCAAATGCGCTGAGAACGAACTACCGCAAGCCTGAACGGCAACTACGCCCCTATCCGGATCCAGCGCCAGGACGTCGATGAACCCAAACAAATCCTGCCTGATGCCAAATCCCCCATCCCCTCTGCGCACATGGGGATTCCACTTCTC